GTCCTCCCCCACTAAGGGGAGGACTTCCTGACGAGCCGAGAGGCTCTGTTATCGATGTTCATCACACTATGCCTAGGAGGCTCCTTTGAATACAATGGTAGGTTCACCAAAAGTGAAGCAGCGCAGTCGACCAGATCTTGTAGTTAGTGATTCATACAGTGATGTATACAATGCATCACATGTATTACAATCCCATAATTTTAATGGGTTGTACACTACCGACCAGGATTCTGAATCGATTGTGTATACGACCAAACGCGCTTCTCAGCGCGCCAAGTCGAACTACTGTTACCATTTGAAGGAGTCATTCCACTACGGAGGAGGGACAGGCGCTATGTTTTTAAATAACGTCTCGCCCTCCGGATGGACCACGGATTACCGTGGTCATCATGCTAACGTGTGTGGGGCCAAGGCTTCCATTATTGCCGCCGTTGATACTCAGTTGACTCGTGTCAAAGGAGCTGTCCTCGGCGCCGGTGGTTTGGGATATATGAATACGGCTTTTGACCGTCTTCAACCCAATCTCACCACAGTTTCGATCCCTAATTTCCTTTTGGATATTGAGGATTTGACGAAGCTGTATAAGATATGGAAAATACGTAGCCAGCGAGGTCCCGGTGGTATATATGAGCGCTATTTGCGCATCAAGTATGACACTAAGGGTCGCCTTAAGCGGGCTACGAAGAGTGATGTAGTGACGTATGCGGCTGGAAAACATCTTGCCTACAAATTTGGTTGGAAGCCAACTGTGGCTGATCTTTCCGATTTGATAGAGGGTGTGACCAAACTGCGTTCGAAGCTTAAGGCCTTCGAGTCTCAGCTTGGGAAGATTATGCAATCTTCCTGTTCTGTTTCTCTTGGGCTTCCAACATCTGCTACCGGAACAATAACTTGGCCGAGTGGTAATCACACGGCAAGTTACTCAGCTTCTTGCACACGTAAGTGTACTGCCTATATTGCCTATGCACCGCAACCTTTAGCGGTCATGGGTCCTATGGACACAGTCCTTCGGGGTCTTTTAGACTCGATGGGCTTTGAGCTGAATCCTCGCATCATCTGGGACGCTATACCCTTTTCCTTCGTCATTGATTGGTTCTTTGGCGTTGGAAGTTGGTTAGGGCGTTTCAAAATTGATGCTTTGGAGTTACCGATAGTTCTCGTTGATGCTTTTTTGCAATACGAGGAAGTAACAAAAATCGAGTGGAGCTGGCTCCGTGCCAATGATGGCACTTACACCACGCGTCCCAAGTCCGGCGGGGCTACCTTTGAGAGAAAATTCTTTCATCGGATGCCAATCAGCCCAGATCCTGTAACTTTACAGGGTCTAGGTTGGAAGATGCCGACCTTAAACCAGGCTGCGCTCGGAGTGAGCTTAGCCACAGTTCTTGGAATGTCCAAGGGCCGTTAGCATGGAGATTGTCCATGCGTACTCTGTCGTGATTTTTGTCACGGCATACAAACAAACCCTCGTTTTCGAGGGAGGAGCATGCCATGCCCTTTAGCACCCCACAAACCCTTTCAAAAGACTCTGCCACGGACGTTGACACTAATACGACAAGTTTCGTATTACGTGCGGCGGATTCGGGCAAGTCCATCTTTTCCGTCGCTGGGCTTACTTTGCCAGCGGAGAAAAAGTTGACGATCTCTCACGAGACCGGAAAGGGAGGCGAGGAGAGGCACTTGGTGCGTATTGATCGAACTGAGGTCGATGCGTTACTTGTGCCTGCGACGGTATCAGTTTACCTGGTTATCGTTCGCCCACCGAGCACCGCTTTGACTGCGGCGATTATCCTCGAGGTTGTCAATCAACTGATTGATTTCCTTATAGAGGGTGGATCGAATGCCAACGTTACAGCGCTTCTGAACAATGAGGTTTAATCCTTATTTTCAGAGTAGACATGGGATCATCTGGGTCTGACTCTTGGTCAGGCTATCGGTGATCATTCTGTCGAAGTATAGCGGCTAGTTGGTCCTGTTCGGGACTCGCCTAGTGAGTTGTTTCCCGTTATTGTGATTGGTATGCTTCTCGGAGGTGTTTCAATGTTAATTGGAGACCTGAAAAGCCTTCTTCCTTTGTGGAAGAACCTAGCACGTAACCGGCGCTATGAACCTTATATCGAAGAAGCCGATGTTTCGGAATTCGAGAAGAGGTTCACAAATGAGGGTTTAGCCTTCATAGCTGAAACTTTGCCTCTTATAGGCAAAGCTTTAGATAGTTTCCATTCCACGTCGGAATGGATACCTCCCGTCGGTTTTACCGTACGGGAGGCCTCAGTCTTGACCTGGATTGAAGTTCGGTATAGTGATGGTCGACTCGAAAGAGTCGGCTATTATAAAACCTTACCCATTCCAGTGTTTCTTAACTGGGCTATTCGAAAGGCTTTAGAAGGAGACTCAATTGCCGTAGATTGTGTGCGTCAAATGACGCTCATTTTCTATAAACTGGAGGTAGCATATGGTAAGGAAAAAGAGCTCAAGTTTCTTGATCAGTTTAAAGACACTGATAAAGAGCTTGATTCTGTCTTCAGCCAAGGTCTTGATTTCCAAGATCGGCTGATAGCAGAGATGCGACGATTAATCGGGCGGGTTCTTTGTAATGAAGACCCGCTCGACATCGTCCCATCACACGGCAGCGGTTCAACCGCATGTCGTACTCTTAATTGGGATAAACATCATCGTCCGCTTCAGTATTACTCGAAGCTCGATGACGTCTTTCCATATTCCGACTACTTCTTTCTGAACCATTCTCACCTTGTTGATGAGATGGCCCGGTTGGAAAATAGTATACCAATTGCCATCCCTAGGGCACGAGTTTGTCTCGTGCCTAAGGATTCTCGAGGCCCCCGAGTGATCTCATGTGAACCTGCTGAATTTATGTTCATTCAGCAAGGACTAATGAGAAAGCTCTACAAGGCGATAGAGACCCACACTCTCACTTCTGGCTATGTAAATTTTACTAACCAGACTGTAAATCAGGAGCTGGCTCGGCGCTCATCGAAAGGTGAGTTAGAGCTGGCAACGATTGATTTATCAGATGCGTCAGACCGTGTTTCCCTTGAATTAGTGCGGCGGGTTTTCCCGCATCAGTGGTTCAGGGCCCTTGAAGCATGTCGCTCCGAGGAGACGGTTCTACCTAATAGTGAGGTGATCAAGCTTAACAAGTTTGCCCCTATGGGCAGTTCTTGTTGCTTTCCAGTTGAAGCGCTGCTCTTTTGGGCATGCGCGGTGGCGACAATACGAATACTAGGGAAGATTAGGCACCTTCCGGAGGTATTCGTTTACGGTGATGATATCATCACAGACTCGAAATTTTTCGAGTTTGTCGTGAGTGGGCTTGAATCCATTGGCTTGAAAGTCAATGCTAACAAGTCTTATTGGAAAGGGCCCTTTCGCGAGTCGTGCGGTGGTGACTTCCACTTAGGTGTGAATGTTACACCCGTCCGTGTTCGCGAATTCCTTTCTAAATCACGTACCTCTATTGCAACTAACGCTGACTTGGCAAATTTATTTGTTGCCAAGTTTGGTTACGCTGATGCCGCCACTTTGGTCTCAGTCATTGAGACGGAGGGTGGCTATGTGTATCCTAGGAGTGAATTGCAGCTTCCAGCTGCAATTTTGGTTACTCCTGGTGCTAGTAACGATGTCTTCTTCGCTCGGAGATTTAATAAATCTCTACAGCGTGTGGAGCACCGTATCCTTGTTCTGCGTCCGCGTAGTAGCGAACGGAGACCTCCTAATTGGGAGGAGCTGTTTAGAAAGCAGCTTTTCAAGGCTCGGTCCAGCAATAGACAGCGTATCGATTTCGATATGCAACCAGTCTGCAGCCGTGGCAACCCTTTATTGGGTGCCTGTCCCTATGATCTAGCAATGGATCATAGGTATGAAAATCCTCTAGCGATAGAGGATTCTAAGCTGAAGCCTGGATGGTACACCGAACCCCACTCGGTCGTACATAAGTGGGTTTGGACGTGGCTTGGTTAAGCCAACGTTAAGAGATCAGAGGCCGCACGGCTAACAACCGTGCGGGCCTTTGCCTCACAGGGAGCGGAG